TATGCCTATAAATGAAGTATTAGAAAATGATAAATGTAAGGAGATATTAGGAATAGGAGAATAAAATTATGAAAGTAGGAGATTATGTAAGAACACCACAAGGAATTATAGCAAAAATAATTAATATACAAGAAGATACAGGGCAATATTTTTTAAATGGTAATGCAGTTAGTTTAGAAAGCAAAAACTATATAGCAGATAAAAATATAACTATTGGAGAAAATTTTAAGCATAGTCCAAACATAATAGATTTAATAGAAGTTGGAGATTATGTTAATGGTATGCAAGTTACAAGAATATGTTTTGATGAAGATGGGCAAAGAATACTTAATTTAAGTAATTGTATTTTAGAATTAATGAATGAAGATATTAAATCAATAGTAACAAAAGAACAATTTGAAAGTATAAAATATAAGATAGGAGAATAAAATGAATAAATTATTAATAATAGGGTTGGCTGTACTATCAGCATTACCGAGTACAATAGAAAGTAAGAAAGTAAATAAAATAAAAGTAGATGAGAATATTATTAAACAAGAAATAAAACAAGAAGAAGTGATAAAAGAAGTAGTTGAAGAACCTGAAAGTATCTACACAACAAGAATGACAAGTTATTGGGCTGATGATGGTTATGGAACAGGAAATTGTACTGGTTCTGGTCTATGTAGTTGGGATTTTGAAGTAAATGATAAAGGTTGGTACACATATCAAGGTAAGTTAGTAGTAGCAACAGCAACTACCTATCTAGCAAATCAAGGTTGGTATTTAGCTGATGGAGTACATACATATAAATATGGTGATGAGATAACACTAAACATAGATGGTGTAGATTACCCAGCAGTAGTTAAAGATAGCTGCGGCAACTGTATGAAAACAGGAAGAATTGATTTGTTTGTATCAAGTGAAAGTGGAGCGAGAGATACACAAATAATAGTTAAGGAGTGATAATATGACAAAGATATATGCTTTGTATAAGGGCGATAAATATATTACAGATGGAACTAGAAAAGAAATTGCTGAATATTTAGGTATAAAAGAAAAGACAGTAATGTTTTATGGAACACCAACATATCAAAAAAGATGTAAAGGAAATAATAACAAAAAAGTTATTTGTATAGGTAAAGAATAATGAACGAAAAAACAAAAGAAATAAAAATAATAACATTAGGTGATATATTTAAAAATATTGAAACCGAAGATAAAGCATTTGAATTTTTAAAATACATTAAAAATTTACAAAATAAAATAACAAACCTAGAACAAGAAAAGTCAATTGATAAATACAAAACATTAAAAAAACTACAAGAAGAAAACGATATTTTAAAACAAGAAAATGAAAGATTACAAGAAGCAATTAAAGTAGCGCAAGAATTTAATATATGTGTTGGTTGTAATAATAATTCTGATTACAAATCAAGAAATGAAAAAGCAATAGAATATATTGAAAAGTCTATGAATAATCCACAACCATTTTATGAATACCTTTTTGGAGATGAAAATGGTGAAGTAGAAAACCTTGATAAATTATTAAATATATTAAATGGTGATGATATGGATAGAGTTGATGAAGTTATTAAACATCAATTTTTTGAAATAGAAAGATTAAATAATATAATAGATGAAATTGAATCAATAGTCTATGCTGATATGTCTAATATTGATGTTAGAATATCAATTCAAGAAAAGTTAGATAAATTAAAAGAATTGAAAGGAGATAACAATGAAAAATAATAAGTTAGATATATTAGAAGAATATGTAATATCAAAATTAGAAGAAGAAAGTAAAAATGCTTATGATGAAGAAACAGAAGTAAGTGATGCTTATATTATATATGAAGAAATACTTGATAAAGTTAGAGAACTAAAAGGAAGTGATTAAATGGATAATTATGAAAACATGACAACTGATGATATATTATATCAATTAGAGTGGAGTGATCCTAACGAATTTAGCTATAATTATTCAATGTGGGCTTTTAAAGAATTAGAAAATCTTAAAAATATTATTAATGAAATTGATAGAATAGTACATAATGAGAAAGTATCAGGTATAGAATCAAAACTTATAATAAAAGATATATTAGAAAAGGTAGGTGTTAATGATGGCTAAAAGTGCTTATGATAGAATACAAATAGAAATGAATAAAAGAGATATTGAAATTAAAAGATTAAAAGAAAGGGATAAAGATTCAAAAACAGCTAATGATAAACTAATAGAGGCTAATATTAAACTAGTTGATGAGAATAAAATATTAAAAACTGATTTAGAGTTTTATAAAAGAGATAGAGAAAGAATAAATAATGCTTTAGCTTATATAGGCACTTTAGGGTTACCTAAAGACACTTATAGTAATATTAAAAATATATTAACAGGTGATGTTTATGACAAAGAGGAAATACCAGAAATCTAAACAAGTAACTAAAATGAGTGAATTAGAAAGTGCTACATTTATATACATAAGAGATAAAATATGGCATACAGCTTGGTGGAAGAGTTTACAATATAGTTATTTGGAAAAACAAATAGAACAGGGGAATGTTTGGTTGGCTGAATATATGGGAGGTTAATATGAAAGTTAAAAAAGAAAATGGAAGATATTATGTCAATGATCTTGATTTAGAGGAAGTAATGGCTAATAGAAAATACATAAAGAAATATGTTAAAAAGTCAATCGAAGAATATAGGGAAATGATAAATAAAAATAAAGACATGATACCAAGTGTTTACCATAATTTTAAAGGTAAAATCGAAGCTTATGAAACAATACTAAATAAACTAGAATTAAGAAAATGAAAATTTTTTTACAAAAAGTATTGCACAAAGGTTCAATAAATGTTATTATGATAATACAAGGAGGTAGTTATATGTAATGGAAGAAATAGAATATAAGGCTTTAGCTGATGACTTCTTTAGTGAAACATGTAATGTTGAAACATTTGATACAAGAGAAGAGTGGTTAAAGTTAAGAATGAAAGGTATAGGAGGTTCTGATGTATCTAGTATAATGGGGCATAATAAATGGAGAAATAGAAAAGATGTTTATAAGAGTAAATTTGAATTAGGAGAACAAGTAAGTAATGATGCAATAGAATTTGGAAATAATTTTGAACCTATTATATTTGAATCTTTTAAACATAAGTATAAAGATAGTTATGCTACTTTAAATTATAAAGATACAATGTTTAGTAATTTATTTATACCTTATTTACAAGCTTCACTTGATGGAGTACTTGTAGAAAAATCAACTAATAAAGTTGGTATATTAGAAATCAAGACAGTACAATTTAAAAAATCTAAATGGTATTATTCTAATGGAGATAGAGGAATACCTCAAGAGTATATTGATCAAGCTATTCATTATTTTAATGTTACTAATGCAGACTTTGTAGTATTCTATGCTCTAGTAAATTATGGAGATGATGATGGAACATTTGATAGAGATATGGAATTTTTAAGACCAAGAAGAATAAATAGAGAAGATGTTAAAGAGTATTGTCAAGAAGTTCTAAAAGAATGTGTTGATTTTTGGGAAAATTATGTAAGAAAGGAGATAGAACCTAAGAATTTAGTAGTGTTCTAATATAAAATAAAGGAGGATAATAAGTATGATTAATGAATTAGAAAGACCTCAATTAAAGGTTAATATGGATATTGAAATACCTAAACTTGAACCTATAAAACATGATTTAGGTAAAGTTGAGGTATTTGCAAATGAACTTAGTGATTTTTATGCTAAATTGTTAGAAGATGATAGCTTTACTTCTGATATTAAGACAGTTAAAGCTGAAAGAACTAAAGTTAGAAAAGCTATGACTTTAGTTGCTGATAATAGAAAGGCTATGGTTAAAGCTTATAAAGAACCTATTCAAGACTTTGAAGAAACAAGTAAAAGAATTGAGAAGATTCTTAAAGCAACTGATGATAGTTTAAAAGAAATAGTAGATGCTGATAAATTAGCAAATACTGATCCATTTGAAGGATTATCAACAGAGATTTATACAATTACAATTAGAAATAAAGAAAGTTATGAAAAAGTATGTGAATTTATGAAAAAGGAGAAGATAAGTTATGAGTAAAGAAAATGTTAATTTAATGAGTAAAATAGGAGAAATGAGAGAGGAATTATTAGCTGGACTAGGTAAATCAGGAAAGAATGATTATAGTCATTATGACTACTTTCAATTAAAAGATTTTATACCACAAGTTATTAAATTATCTAATAAACATGGTGTATTTATTCAATATTGGATAGATTATAAGAAAGTAGAGTTGCCTGGTAAGAAAACAACATCAATTCAATTTGATGAAAATGGTGTTAAAATAGGTGAAACTATTACAGAAGAAGAAAATTTTGAAGTTAAGGAATTTGCTTTTATTGAGGCAACTAATTTAGATGATACTGAAGATAGAATATTATTATCTAAAGAAACAGCAGATGTTAAAATGACAGCATCACAACCTATTCAAAATTTAGGTGGTAAATCTACATATATGAAGAGATATATGTATATGGATTTATTTGAAATAGTTGAAAATGATATAGTAGAAGAAAACACAGGTAAACCTGAAAAAGTTGAAACTAAGAAAACAACAGCTGCAAAACCAGCAACAAAGACAGTGTCTACAAAGAAAGTTGAAGTAAAGGAAGAACCTAAAGAAGAGATTAAAGAAGAATCAAAGGAAGAAACAACAGGAGATACAAGTGATCTAATGACAATGGACCACAAAGTAGAACTTGCAAATTATATGAAAGAAAAAGGACTTGATCCTAGAGAAGAAATAGTTGAAGCTGCTAAAGAGTTAGGTGTAGATGTACCATACTTAACCGAAGCACATTTTGAAGAGATTAAAAAAATAGTTGATAGAAAGGTAGGAGAATAATTATGTTTAATCAATTTATAGTTAGTGGAAATTTAGTAAATGATATGCAATCAAATGAAAGAGATGGTAAGATATATGCTTATAATAAAATAGGTGTATATAATGGAAAAGATAAAGAGGGGAATCAAAGAGATTCAATGTTTTTTGACATCCTAGTATTTGGAAGAGATGCTGAAATGTTATGTAAACAAGCATCTAAAGGAACACCTATAACAGTTATGGGTAGATTAGAAGAAGATAAAAGTGAGAAAGATGGTAAAACATACATTAATAAAAGAATAGTATGTTCTAATGTGTCAATTAATGTTAGAAAAGAAAAATCTGAAAGTAATAATGTAACAGTTGACCCATTTGCTTAGGAGGATATAATGTATAAAAAAGTTAAAGAAGATGAAAGTACAAAAAATTTGGATAATATACTTCAACATCTTGTGGAAGATCCTGAAAGTTATTTAGTAATAACTAATAGAGGAGGTATTGGTGTTAAAGGTACAATATTAGAAGTATTACAAATATTTACACAAATGACTTATGTGCTTAATAAAGATTGTAAAATACCTAAAGAAGTGCTAAATCAAGCTTTTAATTTAGCATTTGATAAAGAATTTGAAGATATAATGAATGAAAATGAATAGGAGGAAATAATATGAATATATTTACAAAGAAAAAAGGACAACCTATAAAACTAAGAGGTTTTGATTTTATAGGTTATCATAAAGATTATAATAATTGTTGTTATTATATTAAAAGACTTCCAGGTAATAATTATGAAATAATGGAAGCTATGCTGGAGGGAGCTAAAAAACCTGAATTAGGAGCAGGTACTAAAGTTCAAATAATTGATTCATTTATGTCAGGTTATTTATACTATAAAATAAATGAAATCAAGTATAAAGATAATAAAGAATTTATTAGTAAAGTAGTTAATGAAACATTTGAAGATTTAGAAGATAAACAAAAGGAGGGTTTAATAAAACAATTTACTTCAAAACTACCAGTACAAGTTAGAAATAGTGAGTTATATAAAAAGTATATAAATCAAGGTTATGAATTATTATATTGTAGTAATGATGAATCAGCTAAGAGAAAAATGGCTATTGTTAATGTTGTTTTAGTTAAGGAAGATCATATTTGTAGTGAACATGAAGCTATTGATATAGATAGAAAATATACCTTATTTAAACCTTTAAAATATATGGTTACACCTGGTTATATAACAGGTAAATCAAAAGTTAAATACTTTGAAGAAGAAATACCTCAAATTATTATAAATAATGACATATTAGGCTAGAATATATGAAATTACATTTTTTTGAATCTTATATAGAAAAACTATATAATGAGGGGCTTATTGAGAGTAATGTTCCTGATAAAAAAGGAAATGTAATGTTGTGTTGTCCATTTGAACATACTAAAGAAGAATTGGACCCACTTACTTGGGAAACAAAAGAAGTTAAATACTTTGAAAAGATTCCTAGTTCTAGCATTAATTTAGAAATGGGAGTCTTTCATTGTTTTACTTGTGACAGAGTTTATAATGAAATTGAGTTTGCAGAACAAATAACAGGTAAAACAAGAGATGAAGTTATAAAAGAGAATGTTTCTCGTGAAACATTAAAAACTGCTTCTCAAAATTGGAGAGATATGCAGCATAAACATTTACTTGGTGAAATGAGTGTTATAGAAAAATTACATGAATTAAAAATAACTGATGAGATTATTGATAAACTTAATCTTGGATATGTTACTAATTGTTTAGCTATTCCTGTATTTAAAAATGGAGATTTAATAAATATAGTTAGATATAATATTAACAAAATAGAAGATGTTCCTAAGGTTAGGTATAATCAAAATACTAATTCAGGTGATATAGTACCATTTGATATATGGAAAGATGATTTTGATAGAACTATTATCTGTGAGGGGGAAAAGGATATGATAGTTGCTAGAAGTCATGGATTTAATGCTATAACACTTACAGGAGGTTCTCAAAGTTTATTTCAAAAAGAATATTTAGAATACTTTAAAGGTAGAGATGTCTATATATGCTATGATAATGATAATGCTGGAAGAACAGGCTCTAAAAAGATATACAAAGAATTACAAAGTTATTGTTCTAATTTATATGTTACTGATATTAGTAGTGTATGTGTAAATAATAAAGAAGATATAACTGATTTCTTTGTTAAGTATGGTAAGAGTGCTATAGACTTTAAAAATATTCTTGATAATAATTCAAAGAAATTAACAGAAGAAGATTTAAAAGAGGTAAAAAATAAATATGAATTACCTATTACAAAAATGGAAACAAATATCCAAAACAGCAAATTTAACAAGAGTTTAAAATCAGTTTTACAAATTATAGCAACATGTACAGAAACTTATGCTGTACCTGAATTTGCTATATTTAAACCTAGAGAAGATTTAGATTTCTCTGATGGTGAAGCTCCAAGTATAAAATCTTGGTATGCAAATACAAGTAAAGAAAACTTTCTTGAATTAATTGAAGGTAAAGTAGTTAAGAATCAAGTTACTGATATTATAGCAAAACAATTAAATTTAACACCTAAATGGCAAAATGTTTATAATGTATCTTTAGGGGATTTGCAAACAATATATAAAGTAACTGTTGCTGATTTAGCTAGAGAAGATGATGAAAAAGCATCAGAATTTACTATTGATTTATATTCAAGAGAACCTTTGGATATAGGTAGTATATATGAGATAACATACAGACTATATCCTCATCCTAAACAAGGAAGAAAAACTATAGCTATTGCTGAAGAAATACAAGCAACAAGTTATGAATTTGATTATGATAATGAAAATTATATTGAAAGTCTTAATAAGTTTAAATGTGATGGACCAATTGAAAATAAAATAAATGAATTATATGAAAGTGCTAGATGTCATATAGCTCCATACTTAAATAAGGACTTATGGCTTTTAATGGATTTAGTTTTTAATTCTCCACTTGATATAACATATAACAAAGTTATGAGAGGTGCTTTAGATGTATTTGTTTTAGGAGATACTAGAACAGGTAAATCTGAAACATCAAGAGCTTTAAAAGATTTATATGATTTTGGAGAAGTAGTTCCTTTGAAAACATCAACTGTAGCATCATTAATTGGTGGTACTGATGATAAACTAAAAAGAACTAAATTAGGAGTTCTTCCTAGATTTCATAAAGCATTAGTAGTTATGGAAGAATTTAGTGGAGCTCCATTAGATTTTATTAAAACTTTAACTGAAATAAGATCTAGTAGTATGGTTAAGATTTATCGTGTTGCAGGAGATGTACAAGCACCTTGTAAGATCAGAATGATAACTATATCAAATCCAGTTAGTGAAAATGGTAATTTAATGACATTATCTAGTTATCCTAATGGTGTAGAACCTATTAATGAATTAATAAAATCCCCTGAGGATATTGCTAGATATGATGCATTTATTTTAGTTCCTCAAATTGAGGATTTAACTAATCCCTTTACTATGAAAGTTAATAACAATTTAAAAATAGATGGTGAACATTATAAAAATAAAATGAAATGGATTAAATCATTATCTTATGAAAATGTTGTTATTGATAACTCATTAGGGGATTACATATTTAAAAAAGGTATAGAATTAAATAATATATTTGAAAGTAGTTTTACATTATTTGGAAGTGAAACAGATAAAAAAATAGCAAGATTGTCTGCTGCATTAGCTTGTATGCTATGTAGCACTGATGATTATGAACATATAATAGTTACTAAAGAACATGTAGATTTTATAGTTGAATTTATTAAAAGTTTATATGATAATGGAATATTTAGATTAAAAGAATTTGCTAATGAAGAAAAGTCTTATAAGGAAGTAGTTGATAATGACACAAAAGAATTAGAAAAACTATACCCTAAAAATGTAACATTTATTGATTTCTTAGCAAATACATCTAAAGTAAATAGAAATGAATTGCAAACTGTTGCAGGATTAAATAGAGATGATTTTAATAAAATATTTAATGTATTAGTTGCACGAAAGTTTATTAAAATAAGTCGTGAACAAGTTGCTCCAACAGTTAAATTCAGAAAAACATATAGGCTTATAAATAAGAATTTTAATTTATCAGATATTAATGAAGAAATAGAAGAAAGTGTATTTTAGGAGGATAAAATGGAGAATAAAAGATTAAAGGAGATAAAATTAGGAATATATCTAAATCATATAGATAAAACAAAAGATAAAATGCAATATTTTAGATTAGTAAATGTACTAGCAAGTTTAGCAACATCATTTGGTGATGATGTAAAAGATGCATTTACAGAAATACTAAAAGCTAGTGTATGTGATGGTTTAGTAGGTGCTTCTAATAAAGAAATTATTAGTTGTTATAGAAATTATTTTTCAAAAAATCAAATAGCTAAAAGGTTAAATTTAACAACTGCAGGATTTGATTATAGGTATAGAGGTGAGGTTACTAGAGAATTTGATAAAGATTTTATAGATAATCTAGAACCTACATTAACTAATAAAAAAAGTGAATTTATGGTTGATCAAATTATAAATTTTATTGAGAAATTTAAAGTACCTACTAGCAATACTGTTATAAATGAACTTGATGAAAAAAGAACATTAGAAATAGATTTTTATCTTATATATAATAAATTATGTGAACTATACAGAAATGACAGTTTCATATCTAAATTTATTTATAATTTATGTAATGTTTTTGAATTAGATTATTCAACAATTAATAACTTAAAAAATAATATACACTTAATAAATAGATCATTTCCTAATTTTAGATATAATTCACCTTACTTTAAACAGGAATTATTTACATTATTTACATTAAGAGGTTACTCTAAAGGTACAATAGGTACTGAGGTTTTTGGAAGAAATGCTTCTTACTTGTATAATAATGCTAGTTTATTTAATAAAGTAATTCCTGAAGAAGATAGAGCATGGCAATATTATCCTACAGTTGATTGGGAAGGTATGGATGTACTATCTGTTAAAAAGTTTATTGCTATTCTTCATGAATTTATAGATTATGATGTCTAATACACCTGAGTTCTTATTTAAAAAATTCAATTATAAAATATTAGAAATAAAAACTGAAGATGATATAAAACAAATGGAATTAGATTTCACTATGAGTGATGTTAGATATTTTGCTTATGATACTGAAACAACAGGACTTAATTTTATGCAAGATAAACCTTTCTTAGTTATATTTGGGTTTAAAGGTTATGTATATCAATGGGATGCTAATTATAAAGAGGCTACTGAAGCTATGTTTAGAATAGTACAAAAAACTAATAAAATGTTATTTGCTCATAATGCTAAATATGATTATCATATGTTACATAATATAGGTACACCTATTCCTGATGATATTGAGTTATCTGATAGTATCACATTATTTAGATTAATAAGTGATTGTGATGATGATTTTCAATCTATGAGATTAGAAAAATTAGGTGAAAAATATGTTGATCCTGATGCAAAATTTGCAGGACATGATATAAAGAAACTATTAGAGCATATGAAAGCTGATAGAAAGAAAGAAGTATGTATGAATTATAAAGCATTAACAGGTGAAAAATCATTCAAAGATGCTTGGGATAACTATATAAACAGAATAAGATTTATTACTAAATATCATGAAGCTTTTGAAGATTACAAAGAACCTACTTATTATGATGCTTTTAAAGAAAATCCAGAATTAGTTAAGTTTTATGCTTATGATGATGTTGTTATTATTTTAGAGTTCTTAGATAAAGCTGGTAAAATATATGCTAAAAAATATTGGGATAGTAAAACTAATTCAGTTGATACTAGAATTTGGAAACAAGAAAATAAACTTATTCGTGGTATTGCTACTATGGAAAGAAATGGATTTAAAGTTGATGTTGATTATCTAATAAAATCACATTATAAAGTTGCTGAATTTCAAGAAAAGCTATATGATAAATTACATGAATTAACTAATGATACTTGGAAAATAGGTCAACATAAAGAAATAAAGGATTATTTTAGTAGAGAATTTGGTATAGAACTTGCTTCTGCTGATAAAAAAAGTATAAGTAAGCTAAGTCATCATGAAAATGAAAAAGTGGCTAAAATAGCTAAAATAATCATTAAATTAAGGACAGTTGATAAGTGGTTATCTACATACATAGATGGTGTATTAAATAAAATTATAGAGGTAAATGGTGAATGGAGATTATTTACATCAGTAAATAACAATGGTGCTATTAGTGGTAGAGTTAGTTGTGATTTGCAACAGATGCCTAAATTACCTATATTAGAAACAGATGATGATGGTAATTTATTAATTGATGAATCAGTTTGTGATGAAGAAGATAATCATGAGTTATTTCATCCTAGAAAATTTGTTATAGCTAGTGATGGTTATAAACTATATTTTGAAGATTATTCTCAAATGGAATTAAGGTTACAAGCATATTTCACTATATTAGTAGGTCATACAGATTATAACTTATGTAGAGCATATATGCCACTTGATTGTTATACATTAGATGAAGATTTTAATATGATACAATTTGATTATAAAAATCCTGATCATATTAAAAATGCTTATAATGGTAAATGGTATAACAATTCAGATAATTCTAAATGGGAAAATACTGATTTACATACTAAAACTACACTTACAGCATTTCCTGAATTTGAAGGAAGAACTGATGAAACTATATTTAAAAAGAAATATAGATATTTAGGAAAATCAACTAACTTCGCTAGACACACTCAATAAACAGGAAAATACTTGGCGAAATAAAATCCCTGAATTAAGCGGGAAGGCTGAGATGCTAATCCGAACCGAAGGCTATACTAAGTATAGTCAGGGGCAACGCATAGGTGGTGAAAAGATATAATCCACCCACGAGGCAGGGACATCTTAACAGATGAAAAGATATGCTGACCTAACACGAAGATGAAGTGTTAGAAGTAAGAGATAAAAAGCTCTTACGATAACAGAGTGAAGAACTATGGCTGTGGTGCTGCTACACTTGCTGAGAATTTAGACATAGATATAGAAACAGCTACAAAGCTTTCTAATGCATATAATGAAGCTTATCCAGGTGTTATAGAATATCAAAAAGCAGTACAAGCACAACTTGCTCTAAAAGGTTATGTATCTAATCTATATGGTAGAAGGTACTACATAGAGAAGTCAACTAATTACTATAAAGGAAATAATTATGTAATACAAGGAACTGGTGCTGATGCACTAAAAGAAGTTGAAATAAAAATATGTGATTATTTAAAAGATAAAAAATCTAGGTTTATATTACCTATTCATGATGAACTTGCTATTGAAGTACATCCTGATGAAGAAGATGAAGTACCAAAGAAAATAAAAGAATTTATGGAAAGTGTAGGAGATGTTATAAAATATTTGCCTATGGTAGCTGAAGTGGAAATGACAGAAACTAATTGGGCAGCAAAACATGAAGTGGAGGTATAATATGTGGAAAACTGTTAAAAATTATGATAAATATGAAGTAAATGAAAATGGTGAAATTCGTAATAAGAGAACTAAAAAATTGCTTAAACCTGAAACAGACAAAAAATGGGGTTATTTAAGAGTTAGCCTTTATATTACTAAAAAACAAGCAAAACATGAGCTTGTACATAGAATTGTTGCAAACACATTTATACCTAATCCTTATAATTTAAAGGAAGTTAATCATAAAGATGAAAATAAAAGGAATAATTGTGTTAATAATTTAGAGTGGTGTACACCTCAAGAAAATTGCATACATTCTAAAGGGAAACCTGTTACTATGATTTACACTAATAAGCAATATGGTAAGACATATAGATGTATAAGTGATGCAGAAAGAGAAACAGGTATTGATAATGCAAGTATTATTAGATGCTGCAAAGGAAAACAAAAAAGTGCAGGAGGGTACATTTGGAGGTATGCTAAAAAGGAGGTAGAAATATGAAAAGAAAAAGTGCACTAAAAAAAGTCTATAAATGTTATAAAAACTTCATAATTAAAAATGGTTATTCTCCTAGTTATGCTCAGGTTTGTGACATGACTAATCTTAGTAAAACTTATATATCTTTATTAGTTAGAGAGTTGATAAAATATGGTTATTTGGAAAGACCTAGAGAATATACTATAAAACTTACTGAAAAGGAGTATAAATGATATGATAGTAATTAAATTATTAGATAAAGAAACAGGAAAATTTTCAAAACCTGTATCAATAGATGAAGTTATATTTCATCAAAATGATATAGAATTTCAATGGGGAAAATATCCTGATGATGATTATGCTACATTACCATATAAAGATTTCTTATTCTTTCAAGATGATTATACAGTATTACTAGATTTAGTTGGTGATGATAATGAAACAACATAAAGAACAGGATATTCAAACATCTATTATAAATTATGTGAGATCTATTGGTGGTTTACCTATTAAACAAAATCAAATAGGAATATATGCTCAAGCAGGTGTTCCTGACTTACTTGTATGTTACTATGGTAGATTTGTAGGAATTGAAGTTAAAAGACCAGGACAAAAACCTAAACCTATTCAAAATGCTTTCTTAGATGCAATTAATAAAGCAGGTGGTATAGGATTCTGGGCTGATAATTTGGATATTGTTAAAGAAAAATTAAGTGAAATAAAAAAGAGTAATTAGTATCTACTTCTAATTGCTCTTTTTCTTTTTAAATTAGTTACTTTAATCTTATTAGATTTTGTTAAATCTCTTATACTAGGTACATCTATACCTTGTCCTTTTAATTCTTTCATTAGTTGTTGATAATCTTGTAGTTCTTGATATTGTTTTACACTTTCTACACTATCTTGATTAGTATTTTGTAATATAGACCTGAATATTTCTGCCCATAGAGCTTCAGGTGCAACATCTCCACCTTTAGCACTTTCTAATACTTTAGTTACTTTCTTAACTATATTATTAGATACATTATTTAAACCTAACCCTGCTAGTATATGTTCTGCAGCTGCTGTTGTATTTCTAATATCTTTAGGTACATTTTTTACACCTAAAGCATTTAGTAATTTTGTAGTATTCTTATAATTCAAATCTTGTCCTGTATATGTGTCTTTACCTGTTGCTGTTTCAAATGACATTTTTAATAATGGATTTGATGATGCTGCAAGTCTTTGTACAGGATTACTCATCCATTCACCTAAATCAGATAGTGGTAAATTAGTCTTTAAGAATAATGTATTCTTACCATCACCAAATGGTATAGGTATTTGCATTGATTCTTTTTGATAATCCCAATATTGGTTCTCATCTAAATTATCATATAATGAATTGATACTATGCATCAATTTAGCATATTTTGGTGTATTTCTCATTATATTATCAGCTTGGAACATCAAATTTTGTTTAGTAAATGTATAAAATGGTATAAATTTCTTTAATGTATTCTTTTCAAATTCACTCATGTTATTAGGATCCATCAAAGCAAATCTAACTACATCTGCTGGATTTGTTTTGCCTAAATTAGTCATAATTTCTGGATGCTCATTTGCATACATTAACATTGTCATACGATTTAAGTTATCCATTTTACTATTCATATTCATGTTAAACTCTGCTACTTTATTTATAGGTCCTGTACCTTTAGTGACAGCTCCTCTTAATTGTTCTAAATCTCTTACTGCATCTCCTGCTTTATCAAAACCAGCTTCATAGAACTGCATTAATAAATCAAGATTCTTTTGTTCTGCTGCTGTTAGTGTAGCACCATTTCTTAATTTCTTAAATATATCATCAGAACTATTTAAAACTTTAGTTGCTTTATTCATATAAGTAGGCATACTTTGCATTGGCATACCTGCTAAATACATGTTAGACCAGTTACCTACCATATTTCTCATTTGGAATCCAGGTGTTAATACACTAAACTTTTTAAATGTGTTATTAACTTTATTTAACATTTTTGTTAATACTTTTGCTGATTCATTAGACTTATTAGTCATACCCAACATTGTTGCAAGAGTTTTATCCATATACACATCTTTACCTGCATATTTATCAATTACATTTTTAAATAATTCAGAGTTTTCTGGAAGTACTGATGATGCTGCATTTAATTGTTTACTTAATTTATCACCTGACACCTTAATAAACCCTGTTGGTACTTCTTCTGCACTGTTTTCAACAACTTTTATAAATTCAGGATTTGTTAGTGTACCTGACACAACTGCTTCATTATACACTTTAGCACCTTTTGCATATCTACCACTAGAATCAACAAAGGCATTAAGATAATCATTAAATTGGTGTTTAAATATTTCTTGTCCTTCTTTACTCTTAAGTATATCTATATCCTGTTGTATTTTGCTTATTTCTTTAATTATTCCTTCATCTCTAGTAGGGTCTGCATTTTTTAAACTATCTATTTTAAATTGTAATTGATTTAATTGATTTTCTCTACTACCTATTAAATCATCTAAAGAATTACTCAATTCACTATATTTTTGTGATGATTCTGCCAATTTAGTTTGTAACTTATCCATCTTTGTAGCATTTTTTGCAACTTTATCAGCATCTCTACTAGCAGCACTTAATAACTCTGATGTCTTTCTTTCTGTAAACTTATCTAAAGCATCCATATGTCCTTGTAATTTTATGTATGCTTTATTTTCATTTAGTTTAGCTTGTTCATATATCTTTCCTAAATCTTTTGTATTATCAGTACCACTTTCAATTTGTTTTAATATTTTATTTGTTTGATCTGTTGCTTTAAAATAATCATCTTGTGCTCTTACTAAGTTTCTTTTTAAACTTTGGTCTTTAACTTTGTTTATTTTATCTATTGTTGTATCTGAAAATTTACCTTTTATAATATTTCTTTGTTGCCTTAAATCATCTATACCTTTTGTATATTTTTCTTTATTGATACCTGCCTTTTCAAGTTGTTTTAATAATTTCTTTTCTTCTGTAGTACTTCTATTTATTATATCTGCTTTTTGTAATTCTAATGATTCTATTCTAGGTTTAGTCATTTTAGATTCAAGTGACATAATTTTATTCTCACCCATAGCAAGTGCTTGAGCTCTTTCCTCTTCAATGATATTCTCAACTTCTAATCCTGATGGTGCTATTCTACCACCATATGCCTTTTCATTAATTAAACCTCCACCTTTTAAATTATCTAGGGCACCTTTATATTGTTTACTATCTGCATAACTATCACTAAGAGCTTTTTTAAGATAACCTTCTCTATCAGTAATACCTGTAAAGTCAGTACCTGTTGTAATATTTCTTGTTTTTGCTAATTCACCTGTGAAAGCTTTTTGCTGCTTATAAAGATCTGGGTAATTAGTTTTAAAATATTTTAAGCCTTTATCAAGTTCCTCAACTTGTTCAGGTGTATAATAATGTTTCTTAGTTATATTTAGGTCTTTAAAGAACTTTTGCATTTCAGGATTAGACTTTATATCACCTATATCAGGTTGAGTTATTTTAATACCATCATCAATATCAGTAAAATCTATACTATTTTTACCTAAATAACTTTTTATCTTAGATAAAGATTCATCATCTATACCTTTAATTTCATTAGGATTATTCTTACCTAATCCCTTAAGTATGTTTTCACCTTTTACTGAATAATCTCTATCATATTCTATAATATCAGCAAGTCCCATTCTCTTATATACCATATTTCTAAGTTCATCTGCTGCTTTTTGTCCTTTTGTATCTGCTACCTTCTTTATTTCTTTTTCTACTAATTTCATATTAGATTTAATTTGTTCTTTTTGTATATTAGTAGCTACATCCTCTGATGCTGCTGCCTGTCTTGCTCTACCAACAAATCCTCCTAAAGCTTTATTACTATCAAGTGTTTCTCTAACACCTTTCTTAAATGATTTATAAGCTTCAAGTTTTTTACTTGTTGGTTCCATTTTAGCTAATTCATCTAAGAAACTTTGAGCTTGTACTGCTTTAGTAACATTACCAGATTTTTGTGCTTTATCAAGTGTTTTAGTAGCTTTATCTATTTGTGTAGCTAATCTTGATTCATAAGCTTTATCACTTACTCCTAATCCAGCTTCAATTAACTTATCAGCACCTTTTATAGCACCTTTAGCTGCTTTTCCTACACCCTTACCTATAATATTGTTTATAGATGTTGTTGCTTTACCTCCATTATATAAAACACTTTTAGATGCTGCTTTTAAAGCATCCTGTGTAACATCAACTGCTTTAGCTGTTTTTGCTACCTTTTCAGAAGCTTTAGCTATTTTTGTAGCATCTCCAGCTGCTCTAGCTGCTCTTAAAGCTTTTTGTGCATCACCTGCTGCATCTAATGCTTTTGTTGCCTTTGCTGCTGCTGTTGCTCCTTTAGCTGGTACTACTGCAAAACTAAGTGGGTCAACAAATACATCCATACCAAATCCTAAAACATCTGATACATCAAGTTTTCCTTTTCTATCACTCATACCTGCTGTTTTTAATATATCTTTACCTGATACTGTCTTTTCACCAGTTATACCTTTTAAAGCACCCTTACCAACATCTTTACCTTTTTGTGCTGCATTTATTGCACCAAATAAAGCTTGTTGTGGTCTTCCTAATATTTCAAATATATCAAATAATGCATTCTGATCTTTCTTTAAATTAAGAGCCTTTTCTATTGCATTTCTTTTATCTAATTCTTTATCTACATCAACACCAACACTAGCAAATCTTGTCTTATAATTAGATATTTTGTGACTCATTGATTGTCCACCAGAACTAGAAGAAGAGGAAGCCCTTCTTGTACTTCCTCTGTTTACAGTTCTACCTTGCCATCTAACATTCCTTCCCATGCAAACAACCTCCTTCTAATACTAAATTAGTCCATAATATTTTAATAAAGTATCTACATTATTCATAGCTCTGTCATATTGTGCACCACTCATACCTGATGTATTTGCAAATAAATTACCATAATAATTAGCTATAGTTGAACCAAGTGCCTTATTACTACTTGCTCCATAAGTAGATTTTAATTGACTTCTATTTTGATTTTTTAAAGCATCCTCAAGTGCTCTAGTGTTTCCAACTAAAACATTGTAAGCATTATTTGCATTAGCTCTACTAGCAGAACCATAAGCTCTTGCTTGAGCTAAACTTTGTGCATATTGTTGGTCAGCTTGATAATTTATTGCAGCAATTTGTTGTGCTAAATTAGCATCAATACTTCTTATTTGATTATTATAATTAGTTTTTGCTGTATTTATTTTATTATTTGTATCTTCAGTTTCTTGAACTAAAGCTGATTTTAAGGCATCTAAGATAGATTGATTTTTATTAGCAAGTTGACTTTCATCTCCTTGTAAACCTAAATCATTTTGAACTTCTGCTAATCTTTGAAGTCCACTACCTCCTAAACCTCTTGCAGCTGTTCCAATTCTTGATTGTCTATTAGCTTGTTCTTTTGCCATATCCATAGCTGATTGATCAGATAAATAACTTTGTTTTTGGTTACTTACTTGTTTAGCATTATTTTCTTGAAATCTTTTTAATGATGTTAATAAATCATTTCTTGTAGTATTATAAACATTTGCAGCATTTGCTTTATTAGCATCTGCTTGTTGTCTATATGAGTTTATAGCTCCTGAAACATCAGGTCTATAAGCTCCAACTCCTCCACCACTTGATGCACTTCTATATAAATCATCTAATGAGTAATCTAATAAATTATAGCCACCACCTATTGCTCTTGCTGTATCTCTTATTGCTTTACCTACTTTTGAAATCATATTTAATCACTTTCCTTTCTTTACATTAAATTTTAACTTTACCACCACTAAGTAATTCTGCTATAACACTATAAAGACCTGCTTGAGGCATTAATAATGTTGAAGGTCTATAAACTCCCAAGCTAAAGTCATAATTAGGTTGTGATTCTGAATAATCATCTTCATAATAAGGTGCCATTAAACCTGCTATATTACTATTAGCTCTTCTAAAGTCCTCTGGGTTCATTCCATATGTTTGATTTAACTCATTTACTAAGTTATAGCTTGATTTTTCTAATGAATCTGCAATATAATTTCTGTATTGTTTTTTAGTTGCACTATCACCAAGTGATTTTAAATCAATACCATTACTTTTAGCAAATGCTTTAAGTTCTTTTGTTGACATGTTATTTATTGCATTTAGATTGTTCTTTAATGATGATGTCATACTTCTTAAATTAGTGTATATGTCATTTGCTGCTTCTCTATAATCTGAACTACCTCCACTTGATGCTCTTGAAGCTGATGCTCTAGCAAGTGCCTCAGCATAATTAGATTCATTTTGCCATATAGCTTTTGCTTTATTTGCTGCAGCTGTATCACCAGCTTTAGTAATAGTATCATTATATGTTCCTAAAATCTTATCTAAATTAGATTGTGCTTGAGTATTTGAAGTTGCTAATGATTCTCTTAATTTTTCTAAAGATTCAGTATTCTTTTGTGATATTGTATTTGCTCTATTTCCTTGTGTTGCTAAATTTCTTAGCTGATTTAATTGCTGAATACCACTTCCACCAAGACCTTTTGATATATCACCTATTTTATTTTGCCTTGCTGCCTGATTTGCTGCAGATTCTAATGATGATAAATCATTAATATGTGCTTGATTTTGTGCTGCTACATTAATTTCATTTTGAGCTTGTGCTCTTTTTATATTATTAAGAATTGTTGTTCTATCAGCATCATATTTAGCCTTTGCTGCAGCATTTGTTGCATCTCTTTGTTGATCATATGCATTAAGTAATGAATCTATATTTGGTTTATAAACACCACCACCTGAACTACCAGATGAACCTCCACCACTTCGTAATAAAGCATTGTAAATATCATCATAGCTATAAGATTCTGGTATAAAATCATAAGGATCACCAGCAGCTGCTTTAATTTTTGGTGCTGCATCTCGTATTTGCTTACCTACATTTACCATTGGCATTTAATCTACCTCCTTTATTATAGTTTATTTCAATTTAATTATAGCACATAACTTTTATAAACACAACAAAAAGTAGATGAGGCAATCTACTTTTTATTGGTATCAATATATTATGCAATATTATTATACGATTTAATTATATAAAATATAGCATAAAAAGTCAATACATTATTACATTACTATCCATACTTCTTCAGCTATTCTATCTCTACAATCAAAACTATCATAAATTACACCATACTTAGAACAAGTTATATGCCCATTCATTGTTATTAATAATATTCTATTAGGATAAGCTCCTGCAACTTGACCTACTGTTCTAGGTATATTGTATAATTTTCTATATCTTCTGGACAAGTAGTTTCTAACAAAATCTCTGTCATCCATCATTGTGCCCTCACTTTGTGCTACATCACTTAAATAATCATACACATGATCCCAACTTCTATCTGTAGCACAACTAATTGCTCTTATAACACAATCATTCTCAAATTTACCTAAGCTATTGTTATTGTGAAATTTATACATAATTACATATTAGCTATTCTTTTTGTTGTTTCTTTAATCATCATTAGTTCTTCTTGTGATTGTGCTTCTTCTTTTAACATATGTACAAAATCTTCCATACATCTTAACATATATTCAAGGCTTCTTTTTGTATCTTCATTTGCACCATATCTTGAACGACCTTCTTCATATCTTCCATAATTATCAGCTATTCTATCTAAATGTTCATATCCACGATATTTTGCATCATAACCTCTTCTTCCATAGCTTTCACCATAAGAATCTCTTCCATAACTTTCACCATAGTAGTTTCTTCCATAATTACCATAATTCATATGTTTATCCTCCTTTGCCATGTGTTTTATTTTACTTAATTTATACAAATGATCTAAATTATTTACATTTATATCTTCATCAAGTATTACTTTTATCTTCTCTTCAACTTTATCAATTACTCTTTCTTCCATCATTATTCCTCCTTTCTTTAAGAAGCTTTAGAATTTCATCATTCTGTTTTATTATTTTTTCAAGATAATTAGTATCTTGATTTTGTAATTCCTTCATTAAATCACTATTATTAAAGTCCTTAAATAATATCTCAAGACTTAATGCTTGAAGAAATAATGAAGTTATATCTATACTGTTACTATGCATACCTTCTTATTATGATATTAGCATTTTTAACTATTGGTATTTGCGTATCTTCACTTGTTTCATCATAAACAACAGTAGGTAAACTATTTATTGTTACTGTTACATTTCCACGACCACATACTCTTACATATTTAGTCATAGATACATTTTCATAATCACCTGCTGCAGCTATAACAGTATTAACCTCAGAACCATTTAGTTTTACACCATCTGTAAATATTCCAAATGCTATATTACCAGGAGTAGCACTTGTTACATTGGCATTAAATACTATTTCATAAATTCCCCCTGCAACTAAATTAAAAGTAGCACTTCCTTCATTATGATTTAACCAACCATTAAAACAATTTGCACTTGCTGTTCTTAGGTCAGTATCAGCAAAAGTTATTGGTGCTGTATTTGATGTCAATACTAATTCTTGCTCTTGTACACTTTGTATCATTCTATCTATCTCCTTTCATAAAAATAGAGATAGAACTTGTCTATCTCTAATTACCCATAAGGGAAGTGATTAGCAAGTTCTCATTTGAGATTGTCTAAAAGACATTATGCTATACTATTGTGTTTCCATAGAAACCATTTCCATAAAATCCATTATTAAATCCATAGAAACCTGTATAAGGTGAGCTTACTGGATAAGCAGGAATTGGATAAGGTCTTACTTGGTTTACTATACTTGTTCCTATTCCATTAGCTGTTATAGTGTTCTTTAAGTCATTTACTTCTGATCTTAGTCCATCAATAACATTTTGGTTCATAGCATCAAGTATCTTTTGAGTGTTTTCTATACCTTGTGCTTTTAATTCACAGCAACATGAATCTAATCTTGCTTGTCCTTGTAATGCTGTAGTTAATAAATTAGTATTTAATTCATTAGTTTGCATTAGAATATCTCTTTGAGTGTTACAAGCTGATAATTGATTAGCATATCTATTTTCTAATACTTCACCTTTTAAATTACAAATGTTAGTATTAGTGTTTGTGAATCCATTAGCAACTTCTGTTCCTAATTGAGAAATATCTCTTTGAGTGAACTCACTAGAAACAAAATCAGTAGTGGCAACATTATTCCAACCATTGTTACCAAATCCACCCCATCCATTATTACCAAATAATAAAGCGATCAAAACAATAGCCCAGATTCCATCCCCACCAAAGGCATTTCCAAAAGCTCCACCATTATAATATGGATAAGCATTGTTAGTTGCTAAATCAACAGTAGGTACTATTCCATTATTTCCATTCATAGATGATCTCTCCTTTCTAAATATTTATATCAAACACTTATTTAGTGTTGATACCATTCATTAAATTATTCCATTGTTGTCTTTGCTCAGGTGTGTATTTATTTGTTATTCTATTTAGGTATTCATTAGGGTCCTCATTATTTTGCTTTGCTTGTTGAAATTCCTTATATACCTGTGGATTAGTTCTTTTTAGTTGTTGTTCTAGTTGATTTATTACTCTTTGTGGTGCTTGTTGCATCATCTGACTCGATAATATCTGTAGTAGATTGTTCATCTTTAATCATTCCTTTCAATTCATTTATTTGAGCTGTTAATAATTCTATCTGTAAATCTTTTTCATCTTTAGGTATTATTTCAGTTAATTCATAAGTTTTAATTTCATTCTTAGTGTTTTTTATCCATAATATTGATAAGTCTTTACTAAAAAATGGTGTATCACCTATTACAAAATCTTTTTGTACTTCATCAATAGAATCAGCATATCTCATAGTATTATTGTTATTAGGTGCTAATTGAAAATTTTGAGTTAAATTAGTTGGTTGTGTTGTATTAGCTTGTGGTATTTGTTGTTTCATTCTTTCTAATTCAGCTATTTGATTATTGATTCTATCTATACTATTTTGTGGATTATATGTGTTTATATATGGTGTGTTATACATACTATTCCCTCCTTAAAAAATAAAAGAAAGAAGATTACCTAAATAAATACACTTTTAAATGCTTTATGTAGTTTCCTCTCCTTTCATAAACATTATTTCATATAAATTGAATCATGAAGTATCATCTTTATACCCAAAAAAGGTCATTTTTAGAGCACATAAAAAAGAAGGTTATATAACCTTCTTTATTTTATGTTTAATCTTACTTATTCTTCTTTTTACTGTACTTTCACTCAAAACAAGTTCCATACTTATTTGTGTAATAGAATAACCTTTTATTCTCATTTCTAAGATAGTAGATAATTCTTCATTGAACATACATTTATCTATGATATATTGATACTCTTCTTTAGTAAAATCAAAAAAGTTCACTTTATCACTTCTTCTTTGTAGATTTATTTTTGGTCATAAATTTTCCACAAACAGGACAATGTTTATTATTACCTTTTGATTTCCTAAACTTATAGGTTGTGGTTGTCTTATTTGTTTGCTTTATTATTGCCATTATAATCTCCATTTACTATATTATTATCATTCATAGTACCAATATCAGATATTTCTTGAGTTTTACTTGTTGTAGTAGTAACTGTTACTGTGTCATTTAATACTGTTATTAAATAATAAACAGTTATAGATAAACTTATGATTAACATAGCAATAACAATTGTAAATGCAATACAAATTCTTTTATTACTTTTTTTACTATCTTTTAACATTTCCCATGCCATACTATGTGCTGAAAGTTCTTTAACTTCTTTTTTCATTTCTATAATGTCATCTTTTAAATTCATATTACTTTTCCCCTTTATGGTATATTTTTATATGTTGTTCTAAAGCATTAGTGACAATATCATTAATTTCTTTATCATAATCATCTAGTTTATCTAATATTTTATCAAGTTTTTGTTCAACTTTATCTAATCTATAACTTATTAATTTTTGGTCTGCACATTCATTATCAGTTTCTTCTTTATCTTTGATGGCTTTATCTCTTCTGCTTAATACAAAATTACTTACACTAATTACTGTTCCTAATATACTTAAAGCTAATGCTATATTAATCATTTCCATTATTGTTCCTCTCTTTATTTTCATCTATTCTTTTAACTTTAAACTTGAGGTCATATCTATCATCTGTTGTTATGTGTAAACAATCTTCATTTGATAAATACTCTACATAGTTTATTTGTGGACTTGTTTGTATTACATTTAAGTATTCTTGATATTCTAATAACCATTGTTTTAAATCTAATAATTGAGCAATTTCCCAACTATACATTATGGTTACCAGCTTCGTATTTGTAAGAACCTATTGTAATAGAAGCACAAGTATCTTTTATATATATTTTAACTCTACCAAATTGTTGTGTTTGTATTTCTGCTGTTGTATTGTCATCATGGTAGGCATATACATAATAGCTTAATCCACCAAATTTTTTAGGATTTAAACTACCTTTTGCATTTTTCTTTACTGGTGCTACATTTAAGTCATAGAAATTCCATTTATCTATTGATGGTGGTAAATTAACAAAATTTCTAGTATCAGCAGGTGTTACTGGTACATGATTAGTGGTTCTCCAATTACCTCCCATTCCATTTATTATATTTGTATTATCTACAAAATAGCAATCATCTGTATCATATTCATTATGAAAATGCCATACTCCATAACTATTTTTAGTCCAAGATGTATCAGCACCTTGTTCTATTTCTATATGACAATGAACTCCTGTTGCATTTCCTTTTGTTCCCATATTTCCTAATTGAGAACCTTGAGATACAACTTGACCTACTTTTGCATCAAATGTATCATCATGAACTGTCATGAATGTTGCATAATCAATTCTACCATTTGCAAATCTAACTTTATTTACTGATTGCCACATAGCTTGTCCTGAACTTGGATATGTTCTTATACATTTACAAGTACATGGTGCATAATAAGGGTATCTTACACCTTTTTCTACACCTCTAACATCATTTGCCATAATTCCCATGTGGCTTGGTCTACTATTAGAGCCTTGAGTTATATACATATCAGTGAATGGGCATAGAAAATCTTCTATCCCACCACGAACTGATTTTTGTCCTTTTTGCATTATTCTTCACCTCCAACTTCTCCATAGATTTCTGCTTCTTCCTCAGTATTTGTTTTTACTTCATTTTCCATATTATTCATCTCCTTTATTTTTATAATTATAATTTGATATACCAGTAATAACACCTAAAAATGTAGAAATTGCTGATATAGTTAATACTATTTTTTCAGTATCGAATGAATATATTTGTCCAAGTGTTCCTAAAAGTGTGATTAAAGCTGGTATAAATATAATCAATCCCCATTTTAGTATTTTATATATTTTATTGTTTAATTTCATCTAAATCACCTCCTTAATCAGTTGTTTTTGTATATTCTAATATAATTACTTCTTTGTTTACTGAATATGCTGTTCTACCACCAATTGATACATTTGTACCATTTATAATTACACCTGTTATTCTTTCATTTACAGTTGTAAAACTAGATTGATTTATGGACCTTATATTTGAAGAATTACTTTCATACATATAACCTTCAAATTTTAATAATATGTCAATATTTGATGCTCCTGTTGGTATATTATAGTTACCAGCACCCATATCTCCACCACCACCTGCTATACTTTGTGTTGCTACTGTTACATTTCTATATACAGGTTTACCATTATAAGTACCTACTACTGTTTCAGTAGTTGGATAAACAATTTGATGCTTATTGGCATAATCACAACTATAAGTGTTTTTTGTACTTTCACTATATTCATTTACTGTATGACTAGCTTTTGGTACTACATCATTTATCTTTTTTATTCTCATATTTTAACCTCCTTAATCTGTTGTTTTTGTGTATTCTAATATTATTTTAAATGAACCTGGCATACCATATTGAAAGTTAATTTCTAAATTTGGTGGTGTGCAATCTAATGCAATAGCATAACCTGATTCACTATAAGGTAATGCCAACCATCTTCCTGTTTCTGGACTTAAACTTCCGTAGATATTGATGACTTCACTAACATTTGATAGTCCAGCATTCACACTATACCAACCTGATGTCCCAGGTGCTGTTCCTGCAATAACTTTCCTATAAATAGGTTTACCATCTATCCATGTTTTATTTGTTTTTACTTCAGTAGGTAAATATTCTTCAGGATTAGGTACCTCTACCCATCCTTCAGGTAAATCTGCTAAAGAACCATCAAAATCTAATTCAGTTCCTACTGGTAAAGCATCCATAGCTTTTACATAAACTTTCTTAAATTGTCCTGTTGTTTTATCTTTTGCTTTCATTTAATCATCTCCTTTAATCAGTTGTTTTTGTGTATTCAAATATTGCTTTTCCTTTTTGCCCTGTACCATTAAATACATAAATAATTTTAGCATTACCCTTAGCATCAATCCATGGCTCTATATAAACTGCATTACTTGCATATCCAGTATAAATTATATTTGTAGGAGTTTTTATTTCAGCATACATTATTACTGATTCTTCAAAGTTTTCAAGAACTCCTAATGTTTTGTTTGTTGCACTTCCTGAATTTTCTAATGGTATATTTTCAAACATTTTTCTATATACAGGTTTTCCTTTGTATACTTTATTAGTCTTTACTTCTTCTGTTGAATATATATCTTTTACTAAATTATTAGTATAATTAGCACTATATGATTCTGTTGTACTATTACTGTATTCATTTAAAGCATCATCTTGTTGAAACTCTAAATCTTCATCTTCTATTATTAATTTAGTATCATCTGTTATATCACTTTCATCTAATACTACTTCTCCTCCAGCTCCTCCTGTTGGTATTCTATTATTTCCTATATCCATAAATTGCTTACCATTATCTGTATTATAGATTATAGAACCATCTTCTACTGGTAATAAAGCTATTTCAGCTGTTGTCTTTCTCTTATATTTTACTGATTTCTTAGGATTTTCTTCCCATAGAGCTCCTCCTAGAAGTGTTCTAGCATTATTATCATCTAATGATATAATACCACTTTCTTTATCAAAAAGCAACTGTCCATTTGTAATAGGTTGTTGGTTTACTGCAGAAGTATTTCCTTTAAAGAATCTTACTCTTTCTGTAGTAGTTCCACCCCAATCCCAGCCTTCATTAACAACTAAATTTCTTATTTGTGTTACTGTTGCTGCATTATTTGCTTCTATATTAGCTTCAGTTTCATCATTATCATCTTTTATAGCTTGTTCTGTAGCATCATTATCTGCTATTATAGCATTTTTTGTTGCTAAGTTATCTGCTGCTATTCTTGCTTCTGTTGCTGCTGATTCTTCCTCAAATACATTTGTTAATCTTTCCTCAGCATCTTCTATAACCTGTTCAAGATTTTCTTCATTTGCATTTACTCCAGCTTCAATTACTCTAAAGTTATTATTTAAGTCAACATCATATAACTTATCACCATTTTTAAAGTCATATTTTATACTGATTTTACTCATTATCCTTCCCTCACTTTCTTAAGTTTATAAACTATACCTATTGATGATATTGAAAAATCATGTAAATTTCTTTGTCTTATAGGTATTCCTCTTTGTCCTTCACTTGTTGTTATTGTTGTATAGTCATTATAACCATCACTTAGTATTATTTTTATTGATCTTCCTTTATATCTTACTCTAAATCTTATTTGTTGTATTGTTCTATCACCTAATGGGTCAACACCTATAGTAAACTCACCAAGTGCTTTACCAATATCAATTTCAGCATTACTTTCTATTTTTTCTAAATAATAATATGTATCATTTTCTTCATTATAATAAACATAATAATCTGATGGGTCTATTACTGTTGTATCATCAACTTTTATTGTTACATACAAAGGTATAACTCTACCTGTTTCATTAAATATTTTTATGAATACATCTTTAAATTTCTTTGTATGTGTTGGATATCCCATATTCATTGAATGAGTTTCTAACATTGATATAAAAGCCTCACCATCTTTATGTCTGTTTTCTTCATTTAGAAAATCTAAATCATGAAACCTAAATAACATAAAGTCAATACTACTTATTGAATAATTTGTATAATCAAGATTGTATGTATAATTATACATTGGTACTATTAGAAAATCACCATTTGAATCATATAAATTAGATTGAAATGCTGAATAAAATGGTAATGTTTTAGCTGCCATTTCTTTATCTAATTCTTTACCTTTATATACTCTACCTACTTTTGATTCCAAATTATATTCATAAAATGCCTCTGTTAATGAATTGAATACAATCCAAGAAGTACCATCATTTTTTATTACTATATAGTTATTGTTCATAACAAATGCTTGTACTACATTATTTAAGTTTAAGTCACCACCCAATATTTCATCTATCTTTTCAATATTTTCTGTACCTTCTCCTAAATAACCTTGTTTTAGTTTATAAATACCATCATTTCCAAGAAATAATAAATTATTTCCTATTGATTTTACAGTTCTACCATTAGGGCATCCTATATAATCACTTAATGGATATATACCAAATTCTTCTGTTCCAAATGAACCTGTCATTCTTTTAATCCTTTTATTAGTAAATATTGCATAATATTGTCTAAAATATGATATATTTGTTACCTCTTCTTCTCCTGCCTCACTTGCTATATATACATAATAATAGTTAGGATAGTAAGAGAAATTATCATATTCACTAAAGAATAAGTAACCATGTCCACCATATAGAACTAATTGGTTATTTATTATCTTACTTCTTGTTGATGAATAAACAAGTTTACTTATTTCATTTATATAACCTGTTTCATCAACTGGATTTGATGTAGTAGTTATAAATGTTCTAAATTCATCATTTCCAAGCTTAATATAAATTTCAAATTTTTGGTCACTGTCTATACCTGTACATTTCCATATAGTATGATCATTGTCATACCATGCACCAGGAAAGTTTTTATATGGATTCTTTTCTGTATCAGTTTCTCCATTATCAGGTCTGTATTTTATTTCACTTGGTGCTGTATTACCTGTATATATTATATGCATATAAAATTCTGAATTATATGGTACTTTTGTTACAGGTTGTTTAAATGTTTCACCATCTTTAGTAACATCTATACTATAAAATACACCTTTAGTTTTACTTGTTGAACCTGTTCTATCAACATAAGTTAATGGATCATGTGATAATACATTAAATCCTATTTGATTCAATTCTATAGCTGTTGGTCTATATAAATTTTCTTGTTCATAACCACCTATTTGTTGAATTATATTTGATTCACCTGGATGGTTAGCATCTGCTGTTTTTACATCAGGGTTTTGTGCTATTTTAACTATATAATTAGTTCCTGTAGCTATGTAACTAAATCCATTATAGTTTGATACATCTATAGGTAATGCAGGTTGTCCATCAGTATCACCTTCTACATAATTATCTGGTAAATATTGCCATCTACATAAATAATTACCATCTTTTTCATAAGGATTCATTGTAGCATCTACATTATCTATTTCTAAATTAACATCATATCTACTATTAGTTTCATCATAAGTAAATACAACATTAATTCTACTTATATATAATCCATGCCTTCCTAATGAAGTTTCATTTAATGCTTTATAGTAACCACCACCAACAATTATACAAGAAAATTCAATAGTATCACTACCTATATTTTCTGGGTGGTTACCCTCTAGTATATCTTCATAATGTTGAATAAATTCTAGGAAAAATGAATTTTTTAATACTTGAAATCCTATAATCTTATCTAATTTAAACTTAAATTGTGCACCCATCTTTTCTTCACTTAAAAATATAGTACTATATAAATCTTGTAATCTAGGTATTAAGTCCTGTGCTGTTTCATTAAATTTATTTGTAACTATATTGAAAACAGGTACTGTAAAATTATATTTAGCTAATTCTTTCATAAGATCAGAAATATTTGTATTATAAACTCCTGGTCTTTTTGAAAGATAACCTTCAGCTTGATTATAGAAATTCTTTAAATTTTTAAATGATGAATCTAAAGAAACATCATCTGCTGTTTTCTTATCAATACCTTTATTAAAGTTCATTAACACATCATAAACTTTACCAGCATTATTTTGTGTTAGAGGTCCTTTTAGTGGTTGTCTTTGTGCCATTAAATCCACCCCTCCCAATGAACTGTTACTTCACTTACATCTATAGGTTTCATTCTATCAGAACCACCTTTTTCTTCATCAGATAAGTCAGATACACCTCCTGCACCTGATGATGCACCTTTAAATTGATCAAGTGCTTTTAAGAATCTATTATAATGAAAATCTCTAGCATTTGTATCACCATCATTTGCTGCTATACTATAAGCATAGTAAGGTTCTATTAATCTTATTTGCCATGTATCTTTTAATGATGTGTATGCTGTTTCATCAGTAAGTGATTCTTCTTCAAATAAAGGTAATAAACATCCACAATAAGCATTTATTTCTGCTATTGCAGCATTAGCTGAACCTAATAAATTCATTTGTGCAATTTCTTCATCTGTAACATAATTAGATGTTTCTGCTATTCCTTGTAATGTCATAATATATCTCCTTTCTTAAATTAAATAAAAAGAGGCTTACAAATTATAAGCCTCTTTAAATTTTATTATCCTACATATTCCATACCAAGATATTCTTGCTTTTTACTAGCATTTCTTGTCTTTTTGTCAATTAAACTTAAAGCTTTTGCTTTGATTTTCTTATCAACATAATCAGCTATAAATTTAGGTAACTCAACAGTTCTTCCATCAAAGATTAGATATATATAAATACCTTGACAAGTTGATTCAAAACCATGTGGATAAAGAGCTGCATACTCAATTTTACATTCATATTTAACTCTTTCTCCTTTTACTAATTTTGAACTTTCTTTCATACTCTTTATTGAAAGTTCTGCATCACTTGATTTGCTATCTTTAAATATAGATTTTGTAGTATTTAATTTTTCAGTTTCAGCTTTAGTTTCTTCTTTAACTTCTTCTTCAACTGTTTCTACTAAATCTTTTTTTGCTGCCATATTGTCAGCCTCCTTTCACTTTTATTTAATTATTAGCTTTGAGAAGCATATATATCAGAAGGTCTTGTTAATGGATTAGATACTGCATGGTGAATTACTGTACAAGCAACTGTATCAAGTACTTGTGCTCCATATCCCATTGTAATCCATCCTAAAGAAGCAATTTGTCCTAAATTATCTCCTTTTTTAGCTTCAAATCCAAATCTTTTCATTTCAATTCCTGCTGAAGCAAGGTCCATAACTGCATAAGCATTTTCACCAAATACATAAGTATGGTAAACTGGAACACTTCCTGTTGTATCAATAACTGGATAGTTATATTCAATGAATCTTAAGTTATAAACATCATAACTTTCTAGTCCATTATCCATAACAGGTTTGTTAGTGTTTCCTGGAACCATAGCTCTTTGTAATAATTTTTCATCATCTAGTAAGTCTTGCATACTTTCTACTGATGTAACTACTAAATATTTTCCGAAGTTTGCTTTTTCATGTCCTCTTCTACGAGAAACCTTCATTTGATTAGCAACTAAACGACATACATCTAATGTTAAGATGTTAGATGCTGTAATTGCTGCATCACTTGGAGTAGTTGTACCAGCTGGTACTACATAATAAACTCCTCCATCTTCTTCAATAGCATCACGAGTAACTAATTCAAGAGTTTCAGCTGCATGATTAGTTATTAGTGGTCCATATTCTACTAATAATTGATCTAAGTTATAAGATTCTACTTGTCTAGTAACTTCGATATAAGCACCATATACTGCTACAGTACCTTCTACTGTTCTAGCTCCTACCTTCATACCATCTGGGTTTACACCTTCAGTTATGATATGTCTGTTATCAGCAACAGGTAGTGGTTTGTATCCTCTCCATTGAACTTTATTAGTTCCTGCATTTCTTTTTACAGATTGTTTTTTACCTGTGTTATATAGCACATGATCACTTAAAGCATAAGCTAAAGCTCTTAATAATATATTATTATCAATTTTTTCATTTGCTAAACCAGGTGTAGCTGTTCTAATAGCTGTTAAAGTGTTTAAGTTATTATTCATATAAATCATTCCTTTCAATTTTATTTACCAGCAAATTGTCTGGCTAAATCATCAATTTGTTTATTTATTGTTTCATTTGAAGTTTGAGAGGTCTGATCTAATGGCAACTCACTTTTGATAGCTTCCTTTTTCTCAAGTAATTTTTGTGTACTAGTTCCTGCATAAGCACTTAGTACTTTATTTAATGCAGCTTTTGGTAAGTCCATTAAATAATCATTAGATAATCCATCTCTCATTAATTCATCACTCATTCTTTTTACAGAATCTCCTGATAAATTATTTTTAGAAATGAAATCTTCCAAATTTCTTACTAAGTTCTCTTCCCTAGCTTGATACTCTTGTTGAATATCCCTTTGTTTAATTTCTTCTCTAAATTCTCTCATTTCTGCAAGTTCTCTTGCAACAGATTCAGGAATACCTTCATCTTTTGCTTGTTGCTTAATTTGAGCTTCTTTAGATCTAGCAATAAGCTCATCAACATCTTTTAGTCCTGCAGCTTTTGCTATTGCATCTAACTCATTTAATTTTGTTGAATATTCCTTATTTTGTGTTCTCATTTGAGCAAATGCTTGATTTGTTGGGCTATCTATATAGTTATCTATATCAGTAGCTCCTTCTTCAGATGTAGATTCAGTTTCAGCTGTAACTTCTTCCTCATCATCAGATTCTAAATCTAGGTTATATTCTTCACCTAATGTTGGCTCTTCTACTGATGTATTATCAGTAACTGCCTCTTCGAATACATTTTCCATATTATACCCTCCTTCTCGATCTTATTTTTGGTCCTTTCGGTTGGACACAAAGTATTATGGGAGCATTATTCTAACTCTAAGAAAAATATACCACTTTTTTATTATAATGTCAACAACAAAAAGAGGTATTATTACCTCTTAACTTTTACAAGTTTCTTTTGTTCTTTTATTTTAGTTTCATATTCTTTTAAATATGATGCATAATCTTCAATACTTTGTATTATTTTATAAGGTATATCTTGTTCTGGTGTTCTTAATACTATTGTATAGTATATATCACTATGCATACTTATATATTCACCTAATGTTTCTATTATATCAGCTTCATTTTCTGATCTATCTAATTCTTTTACTCCTGCTATATATCCAAATAATCTATACATTTTGTCCTCCTTGTTGTTCTTCAGGTGGATTAATTAGATTAGCTCTACCTTGCATTAATTGATTAATTAAGTCATCTTGAGATTGTTGTGCTTGTTCTATTTGTGCTAAATCAGCTTCTCTTTGTTGATTTTCCATATCATTTTTTAATTGTGTTATTTCAGTTTGATATTCTTCATATTGGTTAAATATTCCTTCAACAACACTTAAATCACCATCATCATTTAATACATCTATAATTCCTTGTTGCATTTCTTCTGCTGATATTAGAGGTTCTCCATTTGGTGTTGATGTACTTCCTATATCTAGTATTTGTACTATTAAATCAGCTTTTTCTTGGAAAGCTTCTTCACTCATATCAGACAATCTCTTATACATTTCATTATAATTATCTAATTGAGCTGCTTTTACTAAATCAGGTATATTAATTACTCTATTAGAATCTTTATATTGATTTTGTAATTGATACAAGTCTTTCATTATATTGAATTGTCTATTCTTATCTGTTTTGCTTCTACTTGCTAAATCAACTGCAAATTCATAATTCATATTTTCTAACTTATCTTCTACATCAAGTTCTTTAAAATTAAAGTTCTCTTCACCATTTGGTAACTTTTTTGTATCTCTTACATATATTTTTGTACCTTTATAGTATCTTACCATATATTTTATTATCATTCTTGATAATTTCTCAACAAATTTTTGGATTTGTTTTACTGGTGCATTATCTATTATAGTAGCACGATTAACTGCTAATGAAGTACCTTCTGCTGTTGATCCTGCTGTTCCTATACTACCTATATATGTATCAGATACACCTGCATATAGCTTTATGTTTTGTACAAAGTTTTCTTTTATTGCTATCATTTCTTGATTAACTTCAGGTGGGTCCATTTGTTTTACAGCTCTTGCTGGATCTCCACTTACTTTCCATGCCATACCTAGTGCATTATTTAATTTTGCAAATTTTTCTATATCTATTCCACTATCTTCACTTACTAACCATGTTGGTATTGTGTAGTGCATAGCTATATTATTTGCAGCACTTTCTATTAAGTTTGCTACTTTTTGAGGTACTGTTAAACCTCTAAGTAATGGTATTCCATAAGGACTTTGTGGTTCTTCTTCCCATTGGAATGGTATTATAGGGAACTCCTCAAATGGGTATTTATCATTTACATCTATTAAATGTTTACTTATTAAGAAATATTCCTTTATTACTGTCCTTGAAGTTTTATCTTTTATTTTTTCTCCTGTTTCTTCATCATCAATTTCAACTTCTACTTCTTTTCTTTCTTTAAGATAAACTGTATTTAATTCATATAAGTTATCTTGGTTATTAGATGGTTCTCTACCTGTGTAAATATATCCTTCATCTATTGAATCTACTGTTCCAGGTTTTATATCTAATGATTTTATCTTTTCTAACCAATCTGGTTTATTTCTTTTCATCCAATTCTCTGATCTTCTTGTCTTTACTACATAAAAATCACAATCTTCTATACATGTAGCTGATGGATCAAGATATACTGCTGCTGTATCTAGTACTTTTAATGTAATAGCACCTTCTCTTCTATTTGATGTTCCTCCTACAATTTTATTAGGATCAAAGTTTATTTGAACATATCCATTATCACATATAGCACCATTCTTAACTACTTCTTCTACTACATCATCAGCATTTAATCTATCCCATTCATTTCTATATAGTATATTTAGTTTTTCTACACCTTCTATATCATCTGGACTTAATGGTCTTAATTCACCCCAATATTTATCAGAACATAAACTTCCTAATCTTAAATCAACTGCATTTTTTAAGTGGTTTATATCACTTCTTAATAAAAATGGTGAATCTTGTTTATTTTCTGCTAAATTCCATTGTAATCCTTCATAGTGTGCTCTATTATTTATATATTCTTTATCTCTTTGAGATTGTCTAAATTCTGTGGCTTTCTTAATTAAATTTCCAAGTTTCTTTTCTAACTTTTGTGTAGCTTCAGAATCTATGCTAAATTCTTTTCCTTCCATAAAGCTAATCCTCCTTATTTACTTTTACTTAGTATATCATCAACATATTGTCTTTGAAATTCAGGTACCCCCTCTAATGAATACCTCTTTTCATCATTTTTCTTAATATTCTTTAATTTTTTCTCAATTTCTTCTTTATTATCAAGTAACCATTTTAAATCTTTAAATCTTTTTATTATTTTCATAATCTATAACCTCCAAAATATTCACTAGAATCTGAAGAGAAATTCTCTTCACTATATTCTGTGTTAATTATACCAATTAATTCCTTAAATGACAAGGACTCTGTGTCCTTTTTATTACCATTTTTTCCTATTCCATTAAAAAATCTTAAGTAATTATTATTAAATACCCTTTTTGTATCAAGAAAATCATATGGTAAATCCTGTATTATATATCTTAAACAGTCCATCAAGTGGTTATTTTTATCTAATGGAGTATCTCCTAAATTCTTGTTTTTATTTCTTTCCTCTTGTGTGGGGTATCTATATTCACAACCCTCTCTTAATGTTTCTGATAAATTATTGAAAAATCTTACTTTTCCATAGTACATTAAATTCTTTACCCTTTGTATTCCATCTTCTATACTATTATTTGCTTCTTTTGTTACTATCCCATGCTCTATCTGTAATTGTTGTTTATATGTTCTTCCTGTTACTTTACTTCTTTTATTTGCACTTGGGTCTATTAGTGGCATATGTAGGCATCCTTGTGGTATATCTTTTATCATACTTTTCCAAGCTGATGCTACTTGTGCTAATACTTGATCTGTTTTGTAATATTCTCTATAAAAATGAATTATTCCTGTTTCAGGTTCTATTGCACCTATTAATATTGCAGCTGGATCATGTATTCCTGGATCGTGTGCCATATATCTCTCCCATGTGTCTGGTATTTCAAATGGTTCCTCTGTCATACTTAATATGTCAGGATATACTGCACCTTCAGCATACTCAATTATACAATCTACATATAATCTTACTTGTGCTGGTGTTAATGAATTTATTACTGATTGTATAAATCCAGGTGGTAAATGTGGATTATCCCTAGAACTACTTAAAAATGCTGCTAAATCAGGATTTCTATTAGTAATTCTATCTTTATACATAGATACTGTTTTCTCTATTGACTTACTACCTTTTATTACATCAGATGTGAATAATAAATCTCTTATGAATCCTTGTGCAGGGTTTGAACATATAACACCTACAAAATGTGATACACCATTAATAATACCATGTGTATTTCTTAATCTTCGAATACATTCTTGGAATATTTTAGGATTTACTCCTGATGCTTCTTCTATATAAAATGCTGTTATGTTCATTGAACGAAACTTCTCTTCATCATCACTTGCAAATCCTGTTAATATATGCCCATTATTTAATACTATCTTTATCTCTTGCTTAGTATTTGTCCATTTTATTACAAATTTTCTTGGTAAATACTCATCAAATATAGGCATTATAGCTTCACTTAACTGTTTTAATGTTTGTGCTAATAATATAGTTTGTCCATTTGGTACTGTTAGTGCATGATTTATAATCTCCATTACTCCTGCATTTGATTTGGCACTACCCATTCCACCTATCATTAACTTTATTTTATGCTTATCTTTGTGCATGTCTAATTGATGTGGTAGTGGTATATAGTGTATATATGCAGCATCACATGTATTACAATAACCATACTTATGTGCTCCATTTTTCTGTATTGTTATTTCTCCTGTTCCACAGTAGGGACATTTATATATTATTACACTTTCATCTTCCATTATTTTATGCATAATATACCTCCCTTATAAGCACCATAGAATAGATATACTGGGTAAAACCAACAAACATCTATATATCTACTCAATGCTACCTATAATGGTAGCTTTTAGGATGTGGCTATATAGTACTCTTTTATGAGTACTGTACTACCAACAGCCAAAGTAAGATGGAAAACAAAACTGTTAGTAGTACACTACCTATAAAAGATAGTGTGTACTAAGACCTACAACTATAAATTTAGTACTAATTACTAGTACTCAGTAGAGCTCAAAAAATGAATAAAAAGGTTTTTATATCTGATATAAAAGTTTGATTAATTGGATTTTAATTATATATTAAATAGAAGAAATATATATTATGAAAAAATCAGTATTCTTTACAAATTAGGAGATTTATTGTGAACTTGAGCTCTACTAACTACCAGCAATTAGCTATCTTAGTCATCATATATATCAGGTATTCTTATTATTACTACATTCTTTTGTGCCTCTTGTTGTTCTTCTTCTTTAATATTCTCTATTAATTTTAAGTTATCCCTCTTATTCTTGGCTAGAGGGTTGGCTAAATTATCTTCAGCTGCTGTTTTTAATAGTGTTCTCTTATGTTTTTGTATATATACACCTACTATTCTATCTGAGAGGAAGTCATTCCATACATCAGCACTATATTCAGGGTATTTTTCAGCTAATTGAAACTGGTTTTCAAATAAATTGTCCTGCATATCCTCTAAATAGAGCTCAGCTAAATGTATATATGTATCTTTTATGTCATCTTTTATATGTTTTGCCTCTCTTAGTGCATCTGTTAGTGGATCATTCACATTTGTTGACTCTCTATTAGCACTATTTATCATTTGTGCTTTCTTATATGCTGCTGAATCCCTAGAATATATATTATCTTCTGCTGTTATACTATCTATACTGCTAAATATGTCATCTATTTCCTCTTTCTTACTTACTTTCATATCATATCACCAACTTTAGTATATCATAAATTTTATTTTTGTCAATTTTTTATTTTTTGTGAGTGGAGAGTGGAAAACTAATATCATATACACACATGAGGCAAGTATTCACAAAAATTCATTTTTCAAACCCACCCCTACCACTCGAACAAATGTTTTTATATAACAACACACAGCACGAACATATGTTTATTTATCAATTTTAAAATACAAATTAAAACATAAAAGACAAAAAACGACAAAAACGACAAACTTTATAAAAAACTATATAATGAAAGTTTTTTTTTAATTCTGAATAAGTTTTTTTAATTTTTTTATAAGTTGTTTACAATTTAATATTTTTTCTAAAATATAAAAAAAAGTATAAAGTGCTTTTGGATAAACTATTGTCATATTTAAAATATAAGTAAAGTTTAATAAAAAAGTAAACTAAAGAAAATTAAGAAAAAAAATTTCATTATATACTTTTTTATAAAGTAGACAAAAAAGACAAAAAAAAACATTTTTCTATTTTTTCCCATAAAATCAACAAAAAATAACAATTTTTGTCTAAAATTTACATCTAAAAATAAAATTTTTTAATAAAATTGTTGACAACTATTTTAGTTATATGGTACAATTGTCTTGTCAGTTGAAAAAAGCAACAAAAACAACATCCAAAAAATAACATTAAAAAAAATAATTGTTGACAACTTCAACTATATATGATACAATTGTCTTGTACTTGAAAAAGTGCAACAAGTTTATTTTAATATTTTAGTTATTTATTAAAATATATACTTGCTAAAAAGTTAAATAGGTCGAATATAGTACAAGTATTGCTTAATGCATGTAAAACTTGATAAATCTATTTCTAGACTAGCAAAGGTCTAACAAGTAAATAACAAAAACTTTTATTAAAATTAAAAAATTGTTGACAACTTTTAAAAAGTATGTTACAATTGAATTACCAACAAGAAAAAGACACAAAGACAAAGAAAACTATAATATTTTAGGACTGAAAGCAAGTCAATAAGGGGCAGACTTATTTATAAAATCTTGCACTATTTTAAGACTAAAAAAGTTGTTACAACTAGAAAAATAGTAGAGTGAAAGAGGAAATCTTAGAAATATTATAGAATTATAGACCTTGCTAGGTAGGTGGAAATCCTTTTAACTAGCAAAAAGTATAGAGTGCAAACTATACAATAAAAGGCAACTAAAAAAAAAGACTATGACTATCTTTTTGGGTAGTCTATGATTTACAAAGTTTGTAGGTTGTAGAGTACTCAAAAAGTGAGTGCTATTTTTCCAAAAAATAAAAAAGGAGTGATTAAATATGGAAAAAGAAACATATATTTTAGGAGTAACAAACTTTTATGACTTGAAAAGTGCTAGTTGGAGTGGAGCACTACAAACATTAGAAGCAATAGAAGAAAAAGGACTAGAAGATGAATTCATAGCAATTTTAAATGATATTCTAGAAATGAATTCACTAGATAATATTAAGTGGACTGACACACAATTAAATGATTTTATATGGTTTGATACTGAATACATAGAAGAAGTATTAAACACTAAACTATGGGATGAAGAATAAGGAAAGGAGAAAAGAAAAATGAAAGTATTAGAGAATAAAAATAATATGACTATTTTAGAGAATAAAGAGTGGACTTATTTTATAAGTTATGAAAGTGTAGTTGCAAAAGTATGCAATACAATAGAATTAAATGACAAAAAACATAACAATTATGGACTTTACTTAACTTATAAGTGGGACTATTCACAAACAACATTAAAACAACTTTATAACTTTATAGAGTTATATACAACTCAAAGGGATGATACTAATAATATGATAGGTTATAGATTACAACAAGTAAATAACAAAAAGCAATACATACAACAACAACTTGAAAAAGGTAACATTAAAATGATAAAAGAAGAAGAAATGTAAAAGGAGTATGCAATATGAAAAGATATAAACTAAAAACTTGGGTAAAAGTACTAATTGCAGTAGTAGGAGCAATTCTACTATTTATGATATTAAAATATGCAATAAATAACTATTTAGAATATTTAGAAAAATGTGATTTAGAAAAAGGTTACACTTGTAACTTTTTTGGAAAGTAAAGGAGAAGATAAAAATGATAAATGAAATAAAATATTTAGAATTATTAAAAGAATTTATGGAAAGTGAAAACATAGCAGTTTTAGAAGATTTAAAGGAGCAACTAGAAGAAGAAATAAGAAAAAGTGGAGCACTAAAAACAAACTCAAAAAGTAGATATAGTGCACTAAAAAGATTAGAAAAAAGAGTTGAAAAAGCAAGTAGACTTAATTTAAAAGGTTATGCAGTAAAAGATAATAAATATTGGTTTACTGATAGTTATATGTATGCAGTACTAAAAGATAGTTGCAACTTTGAAGAAAACAAAAATAGTTTTCCTATTGAAAGTTTATCAAATATAGATTTTAAAATAGAATTAGAAAAACTAGATATAACACTAGAAGATTTAAGTTATGCAATTAAAACAAAAACTGATTATAAAAATGATATATTCAAAGGCAAAGATTATCAAGATAAAGAAGTAACATATTCATTTGATTATAAATATCTAAAAGATATTATTGATATTATAGGAAATAAAGATATAAAGATATATACAAATAAAAATAATAAAAATATGATTATCTTAATGAATAAGGACATAGAGAGAGTAGTATTATTAGGAAAAATAAATTATTAGGAGAGTGATTAGGATGAATAAGAATAATGTAAAAGAATTAGTAAAACAATTTGAAAATGAGAACTATAAGGACTTGTTTGGAGCACTTATAGTTTTTGAAAAACTAGATTATATAATAGAAGATGACATTACTGATAAAGATATAGAATTCTTGGAAAAGGTTTATGAAGAGTTTATGGAAAGTAAAACAATAAGTGGACTATTAAATGAAGAATTAAAAGATATAATTGAAAGTGAGAGTGAATAATATGAAATATGAAAAGATTTTAAATGATACTTGGGAATATTTAGAAGATAATTATAAAGGTAGTGAAATAACAATACAATTATGGTTAAAATTAGTTGAGAAAAAGTGTGATAATAATTATTGTTTAAAACAATGTATAAAATTATTATTTAGTCAGTGGGAATATTTTGATTATGAGCAAAGAGAAAATGATATAGAATATATAAAAAATAATTATGGTATAAAGGTGGTGTAAATATGAAAGTAAAAGATATAGAGTGTTGGAATAGTGCAAAACAATTTGAATACTATGTAAATTGTTTTGAAAGGTCAATGATATTAATATTTAGAGATTTTGAAGATTATAGTAATAAAGAACTATTTGATAATTTAGAAGATAATTATTTTAAATGGTGTGAAGATGATGAGTGTCAATGTTGTGAAGAAACATTAATTAATAAACTACCAAAGATTTATAAAGATAATTTAGTATGTGTAATATATGAAGAAGATAAGGAGAGTGATAAATAATGAATATTAGAAAAGATTTAGAAGAATTAAAAGATTATTGTTATAAATATATTGAAAGAGAGTATGGTAAAAGACAAAACTACATTAGAAGAACTAGAATAACTAAAAATGGACTATTTATATATGGACACAAAGTATATGCACCAGGTTATAGTCTATATTATGATATACATACATATATAAGTTGGTATGATAATAACAATTATAATTTTATAAATGATTTATTAGATAATTTTGTATTAGATAATAAAAGATTAAAGGAGAGTGAGTAAAATGAGTAAATTTGAATTAGAAGTTGAAGATAATTATATAAGTGGTTATGTTTATGACATTGAAAAGTATTTTGTAGAAGAATTAACAAAGTATTTAAGTTATGAAAATGAAGAACTAGAAGATTATGTAGATATGATAAAAGCAACAAGTAATATATTTGAAACTTTAATTGATTATGAATATAGTGATTATGTGATATTAAGTTATAACCCTATGGGAAGTTGGTATGTGGATGAAGATAAATTAAGAAATACATTACAAGAAACAATAATAGATTTACAAGAAGATTTAAAAGATTTATCTAATAAGAACTATGATTATTATGTAGTAAATGAAATAGAACAAGTTTATGTAGATATAGATAATTATAGAGATAATAATTTTGATAGTTTTGGAGCAATAAATGATTATTTTAAGTATATAAATTATTTAGAAAAATTAATAAATGGAGGTATTGAAAATGAAAAATAAAATATATTTAGTATGTGATGATAATGATTATGCAAGTAATAGATTAATGAATTATGAAGAACTATTGGAACTTTTACTTAATGAATTAAATGATGATACAATAAATTGTTATGAAAATGATAATATTGAGGGTTTTAAATATAATATAAATTTATTTAAAAGTTTTGCAAAAGAACATTACCAAACACGAGAAGTTATAAAACAATTAGGAACATTTGGTTGGTATGTTATGGACTTAACACAATTACAAAGAGATTTAAGTAACTACCAAGCATATAAACATGGTATAGGAGCACCAAGTTATCCTAACGACTGCATAGAACAAACTTTAAAAATGATAGAAGAGGAGATGAAATAAATATGAAAATAAATGATATAAATAGACATTTAGTTGAAACATATATTGATAAAAATATAATTTTAACAAGATTTACAACATTTGAAGATTTAAAAGATAAAATTAATGAAAGAATTGAAAATTATGGTTATAAAGTAAAAGATTATGGTTTTAAAAGTGATTATGATAATGATTTTGAAGATTTTAAAGTAATGTTTACATTAGGAAATGATGAAGAAGATTTAATTGATTTAGATTTATGGTATGCAGTAACTAGAATAGGAGAAAGAATTATTGTAGAAAGTAATTTTGAGGAGGTTTTATAATGAATAATTTATATGATAATGGAGAAATGTTATTAGGAACTAAAAGAGATATTTTAGAATATACAAAAAGACAAAATGAGGCACAATTAATTGAGGAAGAAGATTACCAGGAAATAGTAGAAACATTAGAAGATTTAGAAGATAATACAATAATATGTATTAACTATGATAATGGTATGGGTATGACATTTGATTGGTGGGAAGATACTGATAAATTAGAAATGGAGGTATATTAGGATGAAAGAGTTTGTAGAAGAATTAAAAAGTAATCAAAAAATAAAAGGAACAGAAACAATTAGAATTGACTATGTCATTGAAAGATTAGAAGAAAACATAGAAAAACTATTAGATAGTGTTTATTATTTTGAATATCATAGTAAAAACTTAACAAATAAACAATATGAAGAACTAGAAAAAATAAGAGATAATTTAGAAGATAAAGGAATAATTAAAAAGTAGTTGACAACTATTACAACTATGTTATAAACTATTTATTATAGAGAGGAAGTGATTTTAATGTATATTACAAGAGAACAATTTGATTTACTAAAAGATGTGAGAAATAAACTATATGAATACAATGAAGAATATTTAGTAAATGAACTTGATGATATGTTAAGTGTTATTATTGAAAAACAAAAAGAAAAAAATAAATATAATAACATTAGAAATAAAAAATTAAGAGGTACATATAAAGGAGATGAATAAAATATGCAAAGAATTGATAAAGGAAATAGAATTATTATACCTAAAGAATTTAGAAATAAATATAATTTAGAGTATGGTAAATCTGTTGAGGTTGTAGATACTGATAAGGGTATTTTAATTAAACCTAGTGAAAGTATTTATAATGTTAATTATTATCAAATAGAATTACTTAGAAAAGTATATAATACAATTAAAGATAGTATGATATTAGATGATACAGAATTAAAAGAATTAAAAGAAATATGTAGAATATCTAATATTAAATGTCCTAATTGTGATGAAGATATGTTAATAACTGATGATAATAGTTATAAATGTATGAATTGTGAAGAAAAATAGAAGAAAGGAGAATTGAAATGTTATATAATTTATTATATGAATACCAAAAGAAAATTGTTGATGATTTAAAAGGTTATGATAGTTGTGGTCTTTTTATGGATGTAGGTACTGGTAAGTCAATTACAAGTTTAGCTTTATATGAGCAAAAAACATTACAAAATAAGTGTGATAAATTAATAATCATTTGTTTATGTGCTAAAATTGAAGAGTGGAAAGCTGATTGTGAAAAGTGGTTCCCATTTAGTAAAGTGTTAGTTATAGATAATGAAAAATCAAAAGAACAATTTAGAAATAATGATTATGATATTTGTATAATAAACTTTGAAAAGACATGGAGATTTACTGAACTTTTAAGAATAAGTGAAAGAACTATGATTATTATAGATGAAAGTCATAAAATAAAATCTAGTGAAACAAAAGTAGGAAAGTTTATGCAAAGTATATCTTATAATACTAATTATAAAATTATACTTACAGCTACACCTATGGGAAATGGTTACATAGATTTATATAATCAACTATATTTCTTAGGTTTACTTGGAGGTACTTTACAAGCATTTAAAGATAAATATTGTGTTGAAAAATTAGTTTATATACCTGGTATGAAACCATTTAAACAAATATCAAGTTATGTTAATACTGATGAATTAGATTTATTAGTTAATAAATATGCAAGATATTATGAAAGAAAACTAGATGATGAACTTGTACCAGAAGAAGTTATGATACCTATAAAACTTGAAAAGAAATACAATAAAATATCAAAAGATAGAGTTTATGAAGATATAGTACTAGATAAAATAGGTATGAAAAGAATTGCTTTAAAGTCATTATGTAGTGGTACTATTATAGGTAATGCACTTGTAGATTTTGAAGATATACATAAAGAATATCAATTAAATACTAATAAATTAGATTGGGTTAAAGAGTTCTTAGATGGTTTTAATGAAAGAGTTGTTATATTCTATATGTATGATCATCAAAGAGATCAATTATATGATATGATAAGCAACAAACTAAAAAGACCATGTGCTAGATATTGTAGTGCTTATAAAGAAAAGGAAGTATTTGAAGATAATGATAATGCAGTTATATTAGTACAATATAAAAGTGGCTCTACTGGTGTAGATTGGTTAAAGAAAAGTTATGTAGGAATATTCTATTGTTTACCAGATTCATATATAGAATTTTATCAAGCTAAGGGTAGATTAAATAGAGTAGGACAAACAAAGAAACCATTATATTACTTATTAGTAAGTCAAGGTAAATATTGTGTAGATTATATGAACTATGAAGCTTTAATGAATCAACAAGATTTTAATGATGAGTTCTTTGCTCAAAAAATGATAGATATTGATAAGGAATTAGGAGGAAAATAATATGGAAAATATTAATGAAGAAATGATAAAATATTTAAAGAAAAAATCTAAAAGATTAGAAAGTCAAATAAAAGCTTTAAGAGATTATGTAGAATTAATTGATGATAGAAATAGTTTAAAAATACAAATTATTAAAACAGATATGCAAAAAATATTAAAAAAGGAGAAATAATTATGTTAAAACATATATATGAACATTTAAAAACAAGAAAAAAGTATAACAAATTAGAATTACATTGTGAATGTATAAAAGAAGATTTACAAGAAATGACATTAAAATATAATACACAAAAATTAATAAATCAGGCTGAAAGAGATGAATTTAAAGAAACATTAGATAAATATATCAATGAAATAGAAAAACTAAAAACAAAATTGAAAGAGGTAAAGAAGAAATGAGAAATTTAATTTATTATATATTATTTGTTATTGTAATTATATTAACAATGCTTATGTTCTTATTTATGTATTCATTAAATGAAAGTAACAAAAGAGATAAATTGGTAAATAAAATAAATAAATTAACAAATGAAAATGTAGAGTTAAAAAGAGAATATTATCAATTAGAAAGAGAAGTGAAAAATAATGGATAAAACTAGATTATTAGTGATGATAATAACATTGATATTGTTATTAGGAATAGGTATGATGTTAGCTGAATTATATGACAAGAACAGATGTGAAAATATGCCTATAAATGAAGTATTAGAAAATGATAAATGTAAGGAGATATTAGGAATAGGAGAATAAAATTATGAAAGTAGGAGATTATGTAAGAACACCACAAGGAATTATAGCAAAAATAATTAATAT